GCTGTACTTGAGGATTTTGCCCCGGATGAATATGATCTGTTTGTCGGTGAGATATTCCTTGTCCAAATAGAACTTGCTGATATCGGATAGCACATATGCATCTGACTTGGAGAAGCCCATACCGTTCTGAGCATCAGTTGTCTTATATGCTTGTTCGTCGGCTGTCTGCCAGGTATATAGCTGTAGCAGGGCAGCGATGGCATATCCGTCTTCGGATTTGATCCGAGCGTCGATGTCTTCCCTGGCCGGGCCTCTGCTGAGATGATTAACGGCGGTCATATCTGTCATCCTCGCTCGCGCTTGGTAGGCGTTCGGGTGCGTCTGGTCCGGCTGTCCTCCGGTTGCTTATGCTGTTTATAATACTCTTCAACGATTAGATCAAGCATCTTGCCCTCATGGACTTTGGCTTGACTGGCAAGTTCGGTCAGCCGGTCCCAGGTGTCATCGCCGATTGTAGCGTGGAACTGTCCCATGGTTTCTCCTTTCAAGCCTTGCCGCTGACTGCTTCCGTGGCTTTGGCCAGCTGCAGTATTTGTTCCTTGTCCTTCTCGATGAACAGACCTATGGTCTTAGCCAGCGCTTCCTTATCGTCATAGTGCTGCTTCAGCCGGGCTCGCGCAGCTTTCAACCGGTGGTCAATATCACAACGTCGACCATCACTAACAGATTCGTCCGGCTTGCAAACGGCTACCCAGATCTCAACATTGAAATCTTCTTCACACTTGGAACAGGTCTTGAACCGGGCGTTGTACCCAGTGCGACCGAAGCCGGAGATGTTCACCGGCTGCTTGTGGCCGCAGTTAGGACAGGTGATGTTCGGGCTGAAGTCCATTAGCTTCTTCATAAGGTCTCCCAATTTTCTTCGATGTTTTTCAGGATGCGTTTATACTCGCGCTCGCGATCCAGCACTTCATTATATATCTCATCGTCGCGATAGGACAGCGCGGTCTGTTCAATCAGGTCTCGTATCGCCCTGGGTTCGAGAGCGTCCAGTTCCCAGCTATCATAGCCGAACTCAGATACGTATTTGGGGGCGCGTGAATCCTTCAGTTTGGTTGGGTTGGGCGGAGGGTTGTACTGCTTTATCTGGTCCATATTGAGTGCGATCCGTTTGATCTCAACATCGCGCAAGAACGTATTCTGTCGATCACCAATGTCACGCGTCATGTCCATCCCTGACGGATCGTGATCACCCAGGTGGATAATTACCGGCTGCTGCCCGTCGGCTTCTATGTCACCGAAGCGCTCGGAGCCCACCCACATTTCTGACAGGCTCATATACCCCTTGCAGGCGTAGTAGCCTATATCCAGCTGTTCGCAGATATCGGCTATGACACCGACCAGGGCTTCTTTTTCAATCCAGACTTGAGGGCGGTACGGCTGACCTTCCCAATGATCCACCCGAAACCAGTACGACACAGAGCGGATGATATGGCCGGGATTTTGCCAGTGGCCCAGCTCTTCTAAATTACGCGTCCGGTCTTCGATGGCATCCCAATCGATCAGGCCGGCCAATCTGGCATCACTGACAACGCCGATCAATTTGGCATACGACTTGGGATTATTGTGCGTACCCTTGACAAGAGGAAACCCCAGCATCTCCATGTTATCCTCGCCGGTGGCGACAAATTGATAGTACAACTGACGGACCGTGAGCTTCATATCTTCTGCTTGATACTCTTCTATGATCTGATTGGCCTGGTGGATAATCAGCTGCGTCTTAGCCTGAAACTTCTTCTCAATATAAGCGATCTTGGGCATGTATGTTCCTCCTTATCGTAGTGCGGTTTTGATCTCGGTAAAGCAATCATTGATCCTGCTATATGTCCATTTGAACGTGCGCAGGTACCGTCGCAACAGCTTGAGGGTGATCGCCGGCCTGGATCGTTCTGTGACCGCCCAGCGGTATAGATCAGCCGGGGTCTCCCATATGACCTTGATACAAAACTGGGCGTCGTCTGACAGCGTCTGTATCGTGCTGAGCAGATCAATCAGCAATTCATCACCTGACGCGCTGGCATCGCCCTGGGCGCGCGATCCTTAACGCCTATGGGCCCACCGAAGCTACGGTTACAGCGACGCTGGCAAAACTGTATCCCGGTAAGCCAGTTACGATCCTTGTAGCGCCCTTGCAGGCATGAATACAAATATGTGCTGAAGGTGGTCTTCCCGTTCCATTTGCCGGCACAGCGGGTAAAGACCAGATACCCTTCGGATATCAGCTTATCAAACGGCATGTCGTAGCCGTTGCCATATGTCCGGGCGTAGTTGCCTGCCAGGTGACATATCATCTTGCGGTAATCGTCATACTGTGGTTTCTGCACTGGGCCATCCTTATCAGCCTGAGGGTTGATCCATTCCATACACGACCGGTTGTTCGGGTTCAAGCAGCATACGCACAGGACCGCGACTAAGCCTTACCCGACCATCCTGCTGCTCCATATGGGCGACGATGCCGAACAGAACAATCAACACCAAAGAGAGCAGGAGCATACCGACGATTGAGTGTAGTGCTATCCGGGCGGCTATTATTTTTGGGTTGATCATTGGGTTGTCTCCTCTGCTACTTTACATAGTTCAATTTTCCCACAAAGGGCGGCCCGTACCGATTCGATATCGCACCGCTCAGTGTAGAATGTCCGTCGGACTGCCGGGCCGTCCCAAGGGGTCCATTGAAACTGATCGGACTCTTCATACATGGGCTGCATGCCGTCGAACCTGAGCGCGCTGCCGGGCATATCCCGGTTGATTTGTGCGGCTGTCAATTCTGCTGCGGACATATCTGCTCCTTTTAAAAAAGTCGATTGAATTTGGCTGCTCTACGCTGCGCGCTAAATGTAAAAATAGATATAATTTCATCTTGATCGGGCTTGACCAGCCATAAGCCGCCGTCAAGGTCTATATCTTTCAATGGCACTTGCTGCTCTTCGAAATCGATTTTGTGCCGAGTAAGAATTTGTCGATATTGTTTTGACGGATTACGTTTGCTGATCAGGCCGCTATCTGTCCTGAGTTTTGTATTGTGTCTGATGTATGTTTTGCCCATGAGGCCAGCTCTCCTTTCAGTTGGTGCCGAGCATCCACCCGACTTCTTGATTATAGATATATGACGCCCGGTACCCACTGCCGTCGCGTGCGATACAAAGATGGGTGCCAAATTCACTATCATAAGGTTCAATTAGGCCCAGTGTGATCCCGCCGGAAAAGTGCTGGTTGTCAGTCAGAATCCTGTCAATGTCCGGTCCGTACACGACCTCGTCTGGATCACCCCGGGATTCATCGGCATCCCATAGGGGGTCGAATGATTCCGGCGGGTCAGGCTCGGCCGTGCAGTACCAAGCATTGCCTTGTGAACTATTGGTCAGTCTTGTGGCGGGGAAGCTGCTGTCGATCTTCCCGTGGTCGCGCTCGATCTGTTGGACGATTTCGTTGCAGTGTTCAAATTGGCATCGGGTGACAAGGTCGCGGGCGGTTGCCCAGCGGGGGTCGTCCAGGTAGGAGTTGTGTGATTTGACAGAATCGGCTTGCCATTGTTGTCGTCTCATGTGGTGCTCCTTTCGGCCGGTTACAATGCCACCGGCGAGGGCGGTTGGATTACCATGTATCAGGTGTCGGGTGGTCTATGAGATACTGTTCAATTTTATCCTCTTCGCCAATGTAACCGATTGTGACCTTGACGCCATCACTCGCGGTGCCGACATATTCATCACCATCTATTGATATGGTGCCATTATTAATATGCTCATCAACATCAGCTATCTCCTTTCGATCTCAGCGAGATCTCGTTGTTGCCGGGCGATCGTTTCTGCCCAGTGGGCTATCTGTCTGTCGGCCTGTTGCCGTGTGTTATCAATGAAGCCCTGTAGGACGGCGATGCTGGCCCGGATGCTTTGGGCTTCGGTGGTCGGCTTGGGGCCGGTGTCGGGTGTAAGTGATCGGCGGGTGCGTTTCATATTATGACCACCAATCAAAAAGCTCATTGGGTTCACATGGGTGGTCTTTACAAATTAAGGGTTCAATATTTTCGGCCCCGGTGACGTCAATATCAGCCGGGATTGATATGCAGTAGGTTGGCGAATCGGTTGTTAGTATATTGGGGTTCTTTTCAATACGGTAGTGGATTTTTTGAAGGGTGTATTTTCCTATTACGTCACCTCTATTTCTGTTTATCAACTGGGTTTTTGCCAATTCTAACAGATCGATTTTTCCTTGTACAGCTTGGATCAAAAGATCTGAATCTGTCAGGTTAAAAATAAACTCTGGATTCTTCTCATCTGGTATTGCCATATCAAATCCTTTCGCCGGCATCGGCCCTGCCGGCTGGGCGGTTGGTATTAGCTGATCAATTGTCCACATTCGTCATAGTTGGGGATCTATGTATCTGCCAGGGTCAATTCTTCGTATTGTGCTACCACTTCGTCGTATTCCATCATGGCCGGATTGGTGAAGTCATTAATCTCGCCACAGCACGGGCAGGCTCCTTCATCACCGTACATCAGACTGAAGCATTTGCCGCATACGTAATCACTATCTGTGTCAGTTACTCGGATTCCTTTTGTCATTGTGTGGCTCCTTTCTGCCGGTTGGGCTGTCGAATGATTATCCAATATACTTTTGTTTCATCCCATCATAAATCGTCTGACTGGGTCCTGCCTCTTCTATCCGGTTTTCTATCGCCACTATTGCATCTGTCAGCATTTCCCGCGCTGTTCTGGTGTTGCGGCAATATCCGTCTTTGTCCGTTTGTGATTTGTCCATTTTGTTGATCTTTGCTATTCGTCCTCTGTATTCTTTGATTCTCTTTTCTGCTGTTTTCATTGTGTGCCCCTTTGTATTTGATTTAAGAGCAGTATATAATAGGTAACAAAGAAAATCAAGAAAAGTAAGCAAATAAAGAAAATAAACACCTACCCTTAACCCCGTATAATCCTTACATAAACCAATCCAGCCTAAAAATAATTGCCCTGTAGCCAAAATAATCCTTGATTAAATCCAATCAATTTCCCTAAAATACCTCTTAAATCAGCTAAAAAAGGGTACTTCAGTGGCTAATCAACCCGACCATAACTACTTGAAACCATTAGACATCCAAACCCTCCTGGTTTTCCCCAAAAATAACCCCCTAATATCATTACTAATATTACGACCAATTCGGAAAAACCAAATCATACGCCCCATATATCCAATCATAATCGATCACATACCGCTATGAACCGACAACGCGATACAGCTATAATCCCAGATGAGATCATAACCAGTAATGGGCTCAGGATCAGACAGACCCCCATACCGGACGATCTCGGTCAGACCCCCAATGGCAATGGCAAACGCAATGGTAATGGGAATCTAACCATTAGGGAGAAGCGGTTCGCAGCTATATATGATGGAGCAGGGGATGGGGTCGGAGCTGCGCGACTGAGTGGGTATCAGGGCAATGCGGATGCATTAGCAGCGACTGCAAGCCGGTTAATAAGAAAAGACAAGGTCATGGCGGTGGTCCAGGCCCGGAACGGACAGGAAGAGGAAATAAGGGCGGGCATCGCCTCCCGGATGGACCGCCAGGTATTCTGGTCAAGGGTCATGTGGGGGCTGGAGACCCAAGAGGTCCGGGTCGGCAAGCCGCCGAATGATCAGGTTGTGTCGCTGCCGCCGATTATGAAGGACCGCCTCAAGGCGTCGGAGCTGCTTGGCCGGTCACAGCTGGACTTCATGGACCTGAACCGTGGCGGGGATGCCCCGGTGGCGACGCCGGCAATGACGATGGAGTTTTTGAAGAACCTGCCGGATGAATCGCTCCGGTCGATCAAGATGATGTTCATCCAAGCTGAGGTGAGGCCATGACTAACGACGAGTTCAAACTGATAAGCAAAGATTGTCCATCGAAGATCCTCGGGTATCGGAAGGGCAATCGGCGCTGCGAGCTGTTAAGGCCGGGTGCGTATAATCCGCTATGTAGGGAAAGCATCTGTATGATATCTGCGACAATAAAAGCCCAAGCCGCTGTCCAGGATGCCCGGTTATGAATTTCTTCAAGGTCACATATTACAACAATAGCCGACTGCGCAGTCAGATCATCCCGGCCGACAATTGGGATGACGCGTTCCATACCGCTCGGGAAATGATAGTGCAGCATAGTTGGGAGCTGATCAGCGTTGAGATCGTACCCCAGGACGAAACGAATATTTGATTCACTGTGTAGGGGGCTAAATGACAAGGCAATTTGAAAGCGTAGTCGCGACAACCAAGCTCGGTATTGACGGTGTCGTATTTACCGATAGCGCATTGCAGGATTTGGCAGACAGTTCGGCAGGAAAGCCGGTGTTGTTAGATTGTGATCCGATGAAGCCTGTTGGGGTTGTCCGCGCCAGCCGGGTCATAGATGGCCAGCTCGTCATTAGGTGGGAGGCAGATGTCGATTTTTCACCAGGGATGAAACCTGTTCCCTGCTTTATCAGTAAGCAGTGTATAGTAAATGGAGATCAGCAAACTATCCAAAGTGCGCAGCCTTGTTCATACGGCCTGACTTCGTCGCTGTCTGAGCTGGATCTACCAGAGACAAAGGAATTATGAATAACACCCAGGCTATAACAGACGTCCAGCAGCTCGAAAAGTATTCGGGCGTCCTTGCCGGATTATCCTTGCAGGATATTGAACATGAAGAAGCCCGGCGGTGTGAGGGCTCTCTGCGCACCTATGTCGAAGCTGCCTGGCCGATCCTGGAGCCCAAAAACGTGTTCAAGCCCGGCTGGCATATCGATGCGATCTGTGAACACTTACAGGCAATGACCGAAGGCCAGATCACCCGGCTGATAATTAACATGCCGATGCGGCACATGAAGTCGCTGACGACCGGAGGTTTCTGGCCCAGTTGGGAATGGGGGCCGTACAACCGGCCGGAATCCCGCTGGGTGTATTCATCGTATGCCGACAGCTTATCTACAAGAGATAGTCGCAAGGCGCGCAATCTAATCCAGTCGCCGTGGTACAAACAGTATTGGGGCGACCGCTTCCATCTCACCGGTGACCAGAACGAAAAGAAGCGGTATGAGAATAACAAGCTCGGGTACCGCCTGGCCACGACGATCAAGGGTGTTGGTACCGGCGAGGGTGGTGATCATATTTGTGTGGACGATCCTCACAACGTTTTGCAGGTTGAGAGTGTTACCCGCCGGGTTGAGGTTATACACTGGTGGGATGAAACGATGTCATCTCGTAGTGATGATCCTGCAACGGTTACATTCCTGATCGTTTGCCATAGGACGCATGAAGGGGATCTCAGCGGTCATGTGCTGGCTAAAGAGACCGGATACGAACACCTGTGCCTGCCGGCCCGGTACGAGGGCAATCGGATTGTGACCTCAATTGGCAAAGAAGACCCGCGTACTATCCAGGGCGAGCCTCTTTGGAAAGAGCAGTACCCGGAGAAAGAACTGCGCAAGCTGGAAAAGGATCTGGGCAGCCAGTACGCCATCGCAGGGCAAATGCAACAGCGGCCAGCTCCCAGGGAAGGCGGGGGCTTTAACATAACAGATTTCGAGATCATCAAAGCCTTCGACCAGTCCAAGGTCGTCAAGTCCATTCGGTACTGGGACAAGGCCGGGACAGCCGGCGGCACCGGAGCCCAGACAGCCGGGACGCTGATGCACAAACTCGCCGAGGACATCTACGATGAGCAAGGCGAGGTGATCGAGATTGAATATGAGTATATCATCGAAGATGTTATCAGCGGCCGGTGGGAAGCGCCACAGCGTGAGAAGCGCATCAGCCAGACTATGATATTGGATGGCAAGAAGGTCGTCACCTGGGTTGAGCAAGAGCCAGGGTCGGGCGGCAAGGAATCAGCCCAAGGTACCCAGCGGCGCAATCCCGGCTACAGGGTGCGTAAGGACCGGGTGACCGGGTCCAAGGAAGTCCGGGCTGAAGAATATCAAGTGCAGGTTGAAGCCCATACTGTCAAGCTGATTGAGGGTCCATGGAACAAGCAATTCTTGGACAGGCATGAAGGGTGGCCGACTGCTGTATTGAAGGATGAGGTTGACTCAACTTCCGGGGCGTTCAATAAGCTCAATGAGGAAGGGACGGTGTTTTTTGGATAAGACCTTGATGAAAGCATGTCAATGCAATGCGACAGATGAACCGGGCTGTGCTCAGGAAGCCGGTAAGGAATCTTGTGAATGTTTTTGTCATTTGTTGCATAAGGTGGTGGGCAATCTGACTATGCCCTTAGAGTCAATGGGACGATTGATGCTCAAACCATTTTTGGACCCGATGGCCGGGGATCATGACGCATTTATTGTAACCAATGAAGAACCAAAAGTGGCTCTTGCCAATATCGTCAAGCCTACAGGTAAGGCTCGAATAAAAGCTGCTGAGTTAGGGATTGAGTTTGATGAACAGGTGATTGTGGATGAAGGATAAATCAGACAGATAGCTATCAGGCAGACAGATAGATAAAATAGATAGACAGAAAGGGAGATAGGTTATGTTTTTGAAAATCGTTAGAGGTATTGAGAAGATCGAATCGTTGTATGAATGCCAGCGCGTTCATACGCATTGGGCCAAAGGCGGCGAGCCGCTACACTTTGACCTGCAAACCAACAATAATGAGCAAGATCCCGGAGGGAATTATGGGATCACTATTGACTTTCCAGAACCGGCAGTCATATATCTCATGAGTTCTGAGGGCAAGACTGTTGATACGATAGAGCACAAAGGGTGGCCACCGGGACCACCCGATCCTCCAAGACCGAAAGGTCATCACCCGGTAGGGTAGACCGATAACCGCTGATAGCTATCTGTAAAAAATGGACGAAAGATAATTATGGATAAAGATCAATTCAACGATCAAACATTCCAGGACTTGCTGCGGTCCCGGTCGTCATGGACTCCGCCGCTGACGGCCCTGCCACGCCCGCCGCACGGGCCATACACCAGGACCGGCGAGCCGATATACAAGATCATCGGGTCTGCGGATGTCGATTATGATGTAAGGCCGGGCGACACGGTTACCCTGACAATTCCGACCTATAATGATAAACGGATTATGTGTGGTCGTTTGGTAATGGTCAGGCAGATTCGGCAGCCACAGCATGTCGGGGCAATGATGGCTGTGATTGTACCGGAGGGCACGTTGGAGATTGCACTGAGGGAATAAAGGAGATGAAATGAAAAGCTTTGTGCCGTGGATCGCATGGAATGATTGTTCTAATCCAATCAGGGCGTCTGCCTGTCCTCATTTGTCGTGGCATGGTAATAAATGTATCCTCAAGGTAAAGGCAGGATGTGATACGGTTTGTGTGCGAGCAAAGGCTACAGACCCAGTGGAAAGATTGGAATGATTAGATAGAAACAACATAGGGTTCAGCCGCAAGACTGGCCAGTCTTGCGGCTGACAACGAATGAAGAAGGGGGCATGTCGGTGCCGACACATCGACTGTCTCCTTTTTTATTGCCCTGTTACAAACTGAGAAAAGAACTTATGCAGATCACAAGGGCAATAACATATCCATTCCGCAAGGCAGCCGGGCTGTTCACCCGGAACTATGCATTCGCCAATTCGTTTCTGCGCATCATGAACCAGCCGCAGTACACGGCCTGGACTGTGAAGAAGGCAGTCAAGGACGGATACAAGGCGAACGGGTGGGTGTATCGGGCAGTGACCTTGACGTCCAAGTCGGCAGCGTCTGTGCCCTGGGGTGTGGTTGATGACGATGAACAACCGGATGTAGATCACCACCTACACAAGCTGATGCAAAACCCCAACCCCTGGATCAGCCGGCAGGATATGTTTGAGCTTTGGGTGTCCTGGATGGAACTGACCGGTAATGCGACCAGCATCAAAGTCAAGGCGACCGATCTTAAAAATGGCAATGGCAAGCAGACTGGCGAGCTGTGGCCGATCAGTCCTGACCGGATACATCCTAAGCCATCTAAGGAGTTTACTGAATGGCTGGATGGGTATACGGTGGACCGGGACAAGGAGATCAAATGGACGCCGGACGAGATAGTCCATTTCAAGTACTTGGACCCGGCAGATCCATATTGGGGGATAGGCCCGTTGCAAGCAGCTGCCAAGGTAGTTGATATTGACACTGATCAAAAGGACTGGAACAAAGCTGCAATGCAGAATCAAGGTGTGCTGTCCGGGTTGATCAGTTTCAAGCGGGAGTTTAGCAGCCAGGATGAAGCGGATGCTCTGAGTGAAACTATCAACGACCGGTATGCCGGCAAGCTCAATGCCAAGAAGATCGGTGTGCTGGGGTCTGAGGCTAAGTATCAACGGATCGCGGCAACCCCGGCCGAGATGGACTTCGGTGATGGGCGGATCAAGAACCGGGATGAAATCTTCATCATCTTTGGTTTCCCGGTCCAGTATGCCGGTGGCACTGAGGCCAGCACGTACAACAACTACCAGACATCAGAGCTGATCTTTTGGTTTCAAAAGGTGATACCGCTGCTGGACGACTTCAGGGACACCCTGAACTTTTCATTTCGGGATGAACTGGGAGAAGGTCGTCGTATTGATTATGATCTCAACGATGTTCCTGCTATCCGCCGGGCTTTCCTGGAACGGAGCAAGACTGCCAAGAATCTGTACGAGATGGGAGTGCCCTTCGACCGGTTGAACAAGGTGTTCAAGTTTGGCATTGAAGATTTTGAGGGCTGGGGGGTT